TTACGCCGCTCGCTGACGAGCAGCGACGACCTACAGGGTCACCGCCCAAAGCGTGCGGGGCTACTACACAGGAGCCGCCAGTGACCATGACCGCAGACGATGTGGTCTGGGATCTGACGCGGCGCGCATGGAAGTTCGGCGTGTCGGTGCTGCTGAGCCCCGATAGCACTGTGGACTGCGACGGCTACCCGAGTGGCGGTTACTTCGATCCGACCAGCAAGACGCTGGCGGTAGCGACCGGGGGTCGCAAGCAGGACACCTGGCTTGGCGTCCTAGTCCACGAATACTGCCACCTGACCCAGTGGGCTGAAGACGCGCCGGTATGGCGCGCCAGCGATGCCGGCATGTGGCAATGGCTGGACGGCAAGGCAGTCAAGAACATCCAGGCTGACATTCGGGCGGTGCAGGAAGTCGAGGCGGACTGCGAGCGGCGATCCATTCGCATGATTCGCGAGATGGGCGTGCCGGTCGATCTGGAACGCTACATCCGCACCGCGAACGCCTACATCCATTTTCACAACGTCATCGCCAAGCGCCGCAAGTGGTATCGCCCGGATGTGGTGATGGCCGAGCGCGCCGAGCTGCTGGCGGTGGCCAACCCGACGTTCGATCGAGATTTCACCAAGACGCCCGCTCCGCTCCGCGAGCAACTGGAGAGGCTGCTTTGAGCACAAGCGCCGAGCTAGCCAAAGCCGCCGCTGATCTCTGCGCCTGGGGCCAAAAGGAAGGCGTCGCCATGTTTGTTGTCCACACGACGGACAACGGCAACGTGCGTTACATCGGACCGAAGCTACCGCCTGCCTTGGTGGCGCGGATGCTTCGTGCAGCAGCAGACGGCTACGAGGCGCAGAAGGCGCCGGAGCGGTTGAACTGAGGCGCTGGCCTCGACAGGGGAAGCGCGTGTGAATCAGAACGGCATCGTGGCCGAAATCGGCGCTGCGACCATGAAGGCGGCGCCGCCGACGGGCATCACGCTGGGCATGGTCGTGGGGGCAATTGATCCTCAGTGGCTGGTCGCAATCCCGACTGCCATCTACGTGATCGCCTAGATCGGCTATCTGATGTGGAAATGGCGCCGTGAAGCCGGAAAGCGCGACTAAGCGCCTCGCGGTTTCGCTGCTCTCGCTGTCGGCAGCCGGCCTGATCGGCATCGTGACGCGGGAGAGCTACACGGCTCAGGCCGTCATCCCGACGCAGGGGGACCGCCCCACAGTCGGATTTGGCAGCACGAAGCAGGCGGATGGAGCGCCAGTCAAGCTCGGCGACACGACCGACCCGGTGCGGGCGCTGCATACCATGCAGGCGCACCTGTCGCGCGAGGAAGTGCAGTTCCGGGACTCCCTGCCAGGCGTGAAGCTGACGCAGGGCGAATACGACCTCTACATCGACTTCGTCTATCAGTACGGGATCACCAACTGGCGCTCGTCATCCATGCGCCGGAACCTGCTGATCGGCGATTACCGCGCGGCCTGTGATGCGCTGCTGCAGTGGAAGCGCGCCGCAGGCTACGACTGCTCCATCCCCGGCAACCACCGCTGCCCGGGCGTGTGGACGCGGCAGCTGGAACGCCACGCCAAGTGCCTAGCGGAGCAAGCGCCATGAAGTCATTGCTGACGGCCTGGGTGATCGTGATCGCTTGCTATGGCGTGCTGTGGTTCCTAGACCGGCGAGCGAAGCGGAAGGCCGAAGCGGAAGACTTCAGGTGGGGCGGCACCGATTAACGATTTGGAGATTCAACAATGCATTACCGCAACGGCCGCGAGGCCAAGAACGGCGACAAGATTGTCAAGCTAAACCCGTACACCGGCAAAATCGAAGCCTTCGGTGTTCTGCATAGCGCGACGCCCGGCAACGACTACTGCAACGGCAACATCGCGACGATCCAGCATGCCGCCGAAGGCGCCTGTATGGTCGACTGCCTGCACGTCGACGACGTGGCGGAACTGCTGGCCACGCACGGCTTGGACAAGCGTCCTGCCGGCAAGTAAGCCCAGATGACCCCTGACAAGCGCGCCACGCTGCTGACCGTCTTCAAGTGGCTAATCGCGGCGGCCCTGTTGGTGGGCGGATACATCACGGCGCCGGATTGGCTGGCAGCAGTAATTCACTGAGTTCTGCTTGCGGCGGCGCGGTGTGGCTCCGCGCCATAGGTGAAGCCTTGAGGGGCGTGCCGGTTCGAGTCCGGCCCCAAGCATCAATTTGAGGGGCGCAACGTGATTTGGTAGGAAATTCGCGCCTAGGGGTGGAAGTACGCCTGTCTGCTGTCTGCCGTGCTGGCGGTCGCGGCCGTGCTTGGGTGCGTGTTTCTTCGTACACAAAGGACCGTTGCTGATCTTCGTGCCGATGCCGCCGAGCAGAGAGCGCAAAGCATCGCGACAGAGCTTCGGAATGCCCAGGCCGCGTTGAAGGCCGAGCACGACCAGGCACAGCGGCAGGCGGAGATAGCCGCGCAGTACGAAAGGGACAAGGCCAATGCACAAGTTGCTTCGGATCGCGTTGCTGCTGACCTTCGCACTGGCCGTGAGCGGTTTCGGCGCCTGTGGGCAGAGTGTTCGTCCAGATCGGCCGACGTGCCCGGTCCTGCCGCCGCCTCCGGCAAGCCTGATGGTGAAGCCGACGACCGAGCAGAAAGTGCGGGCCGAATTGTTCGCGCAGCCGCAGAGTGCGACGCCCAAGTCCGCGGGCTCCAGGCCCTGATCCGTGCTGACCGCCAGTGAGCTACAGCTGGCCCCCTTTGTTCTACCGATTCGAACGCATGTCCTTTGACTACACAGAAAGCCCCGATTGGTACTGGAAGGGCCTCTAAGACTACTGGGGCGTCGTCTAGTGGTAAGGCACGCGGCCCTAACCCGCAGGTCGAAGGTTCGATTCCTTCCGCCCCCGCCACCTACATAGACGACGCAACCGGCGTCGAAGTGCCCGAAGCCTACTGGCCCGGGGATCCTTTGGAGAATGCGTGATGCCCTTCGGACTTGATACCTCGCGGCCTGACACCGGGCATCCGATCGGCGATCGCCTGCTGCCAGGCACAAGCTGGGGTCAGCGGCTGTTCAATCTGGCGGCGCGCGGTGGCGCGTCATTTCTCGGGGGGCCTGGGCTCGCCCATGCGGTGTAGAGAGGGCTGAACGCCTGGGACAACCGCCACAACCACAGCATGGATCAGTACGCGACCGGCAACGTGCAGTTCCCGGGCTACCAAGCGCCTGGCCTGCCGCCGCTCAACGCGCCGGACTTCAACATCCACACAGGCGATCCGAGCAGCTACTACAACCCGGCGCCTTCGACATCGGGCGGCGCCAACTGGCAGAACGGCTACGGTGCAGGCGGCGGCTATTCGCAGGGTGGCGGCGGCTACGGCGGCGGTGACTCCATGACGCCGAGCATGACCACGCTCAATCCGGGGCCGAGCTACACGCCGCCGGATTGGTCGACGTACCTCAACGCGCCGGACCTGACGATCAAGACGGACAACGGCGGCGGCAACCCGAACGGCGGCGGCCAGAACGTCGGCCAGCACATGGGCGGCGGCAGCACGTCCCCCACCGGCCACACGACCAACGGCGGTGGCGGCATGTATACCAGCGGCACCCTCGGTGGCGGCTCGGTCGTCGATCCGAGTGCCTGGGGCATGTTCGGCATCGGCGGATCCGACGCGGGCGACACCGCCTCGATCAAGGCGCGCACATCCACCGGCATGGGCGAGAGCGGCGGCGGTTTCGGCACGATGGCTTCGTTTCTCGCTGGCCGTCGTGTACCGCGCGGCGTCATTCCGCCTCGCACGGGTGGCGGCGGGCAGATCAGCGGATGAGCAACGGTGGCAAGGGTGACGACCGTCGCCCGCAATTCGCAGATGACGCGATCGTGACGGCCAATTGGGCGCGCATCGCCGGTCATGCAGACGGTTGCACGGTGACAAGAGAGTGGAAGCCCGGCATGGCGTGCTGTGTCGGCCGCAACGGGGCCAAGTCGGAAGACAGCCCCTCAGTCGAGGGTCAAGCCTGAGGGCAGCCCATCGCAAACTGAGATGAAGTGTTATGGCGAAGGGGACGAAGACGGGCGGAGGCTCGCGCAAGGGCATCCCGAATAAGGCCACGGCCGAGTTCCGCGACACGGTACGCAAGCTGTTGGAGGACAACGCGGCGAACGTCGGGCGCTGGCTCACGCTGGTGGCAGAAGGCGACGGCACGGACAACGGCAAGCCCGATCCGGCCAAGGCCCTCGACCTGCTGTCCAAGCTCGCCGAGTTCGCGGCGCCCAAGCTCAACCGCACCGAGCATGCAGGCGATCCGAACGCGCCGCTGAAAACCTCGCTGGACGTGCGCTTTGTCGATTGAGCTGCCCGGCAAGCTGCGCGGGCTGTTCAAGCCGCACCGCTACAAGGTCGCGTACGGCGGCCGCGGTGGTGGCAAGTCGTGGGCCTTCGCGCGGGCGCTGCTGATCCTGGGATCGAAGCAGCCGCTGCGCATCCTGTGTACCCGTGAGGTGCAGAAGTCGATCCGCGACTCGGTCCACAAGCTGCTGAGCGACCAGGTGCAGGCACTAGGCCTCGGCGAGTTCTACGAAGTGCAGCAGACGACGCTGAAGGGCAAGAACGGCACCGAGTTCCTGTTCTCGGGCCTGTCGGATCAGACGGCCGAGAGCATCAAGTCATACGAATCCATCGACCTGTGCTGGGTCGAAGAGGCGCAGGCGGTCACCAAACGCAGCTGGGACATCCTGATCCCGACGATCCGCAAGGGCGGGTCGGAAATCTGGATCACGTTCAACCCGGAATTGGATACGGACGAGACCTACGTCCGCTTCGTGGCCAACCCGCCGCCCGATGCCTTGGTCGTGCGGATGAACTACAGCGACAACCCGTGGCATGGCGACGTGCTCGAGAAGGAGCGCGAGCACGCGAAGGCCACGATGTTGACGGCCGACTACGAGAACATCTGGGAAGGCAAGTGCAAGCCCGCGGTCACGGGCGCGATCTATGCGGGCGAGGTGGCCGAGGCCATCACCGCCAACCGGATCGGCGGGAATGTGCCCTACGAGCCGGCGCTGAAGGTCCATGTGATCTTCGACCTGGGCTGGAACGACAAGATGGCGCTAATCCTCGCCCAGAAGCAGGCGAGCGAGCTGCGGGTGATCGGCTACATCGAGGACTCACAGAAGACGCTGGATTGGTACAGCGCCGAACTGAAGGCCAAGCGCTGGAATTGGGGCACGCTGTACCTGCCGCACGACGGCGAGCACAAGGACTACAAGACCGGCAAGTCCGCGCAGGAGATCCTGCAGTCGCTGGGCTGGACGGTGGACATCGTGCCGAACGCGCAAGTGGAGCAGGGCATCCGCGTCGCACGCATGGCGTTCCCGCGGGTGTGGTTCGACAAGGGCTGCGATCGGCTGGTGCAGTGCCTGCGTCGCTATCGGCGCGGCGTCCCCACGACGACGGGCGAGCCGGGCAACCCGGTGCATGACGAATGGAGCCACGGCGCGGATGCGTTCCGGTATCTGTGCCTTGTGGCGGACCGCATGAGCAACGAGAGCTACGGCGGCAAGCTCACCTATCCAAGCCTGGGGATCGCGTGAAGCACGTTTTCCCGGTGAAAAACATGTGGTTTAGCGAGTTCGGCACCGTGCAGCTTTCCGGCGCGTTCGTAGCGCAGGCCGAGACACGCTGGCCGGACCCCCGTCGCAATCTCAATCCGGGGTCGCCGCACTGGGCTGACTTCGTACAGGATGCGATCGACCGCCTCATGCTGCACGCGCAGGACACGCACCACCGCGTGCGCCTCCTGAAATCCCTCGACGCTCTCAAACCCTACGGGCTGCCCGCGTGACCTAGATCGACACCATCGAAGCAGACGACGACCTGCAGCCCATCGCGGGCATGCAGGAAGCCGAACTGCTGGCGATCATCGAGCAGGAGGCCCGCCAGGCCATCGGCGCGGACGACATCACGGCGCTGGAGCGCGCCAAGATGCTGTCGGCGTATATGGGCGAGGCGAAGAACGAACTGGCGCCGCCGGAGATCGAGGGCCGCTCGCGCGTCGTGTCCAAGGATCTGATGGACACGGTCGAATGGGCTATGCCGAGCCTGATGCGGATGTTCGCGGGCTCGGACGATGTCATCAAGTTCGAACCGGAGACGGAGAAGGACGAGCAGGCGGTCAAGGACGCGACCGACTACGTGTCCTACCTGTTCTGGCGCAAGAACCCGGGCTTCCGGACGCTCCACGACGCCATCAAGAACGCGCTGATCCAGCGCCAGGCGGTCGTCAAGGTCTACTGCGACGAGACGTGGGACGAGCGCGAGGAGCATTACGAAGGGCTGACCGACCTCGACATTCAGGCGCTGCAGGGCGACCCGGCCGTCGAGATCGTGGCGCAGGCCGAGATGGGCATGGCCTCGGACCCGGCCAACCCGCAGCCGCAGCCGCTGTACGCGGTCACGGCCCGGCGCCGCGAGAGCCGCAAGCAGGAGCGCGTGGTCGGCGTCCCGCCCGAGGAAATCCGCTTCAACAAGTCGGCGCGCACGATCGAGGAGGCCCGCTTCGTCCAGCACCGGACGATGAAGACCGTCTCGGACTTGCGTTCGCTCGGCTACGACGAAGACAAGATCCAGCGCCTGCCGACCGAGAACAGCGACAAGCAGTGGGACCGGCAGCAGACCGAGCGCGGCCAGTACGACAACACACTGAGTGACGCGGCGCAGGCCCGACTCGACGATGCGCTGCGCGAGATCGAGCTGTGCACCACGCACCTGAAGGTGGATTACGACGGGGATGGTGTTGCCGAGTTCCGCCGGGTCGTGCATGCCGGCGGCGTCATCTTCGAAAACGAGGTGACGGACGACCACGATTACGCGCTGTTCTGCCCGATCCTGATGCCGTTCAAGGCCGTGGGCCTCGGGCTGTGGGACTTGTGCGAGGACTTGCAGCGCATCCGCACGGTGCTCACGCGCCAGCTGCTGGATAACGCCTACCTTGCCAACAACCCGCGTACGGCGGTCGTCAACGGCAAGGTAAATCTGGACGATCTGCTGAACCCCCGTGTGGGTGGCATCGTCCGCATGGACACGCTGGACGCGATGCGGACCGAAGACGTGCCGTTCATCGGCGGCCAGGCGCTGAACCTGCTCGACCACTTCGGGCAGGTCCGCGACAAGCGCACGGGCGTCACCGAGTTCAATCAGGGCCTCGGCGCGGACAGCCTCTCCAAGACCGAGATCGGCTCGGAAGGCGCGCAGGCCATGATGGATTCGGCCATGCAGCGCATCGAGCTCATCGCCCGCGTGCTGGCCGAGACGGGCGTGGCGCGGGTGTGGCAGCTGCTGCTGAAGAAGGCGACGCAGTACGCCGACCGCGAGCAGGAGGCCAAGGTCAACGGCCGCTGGCTGCGGGTCAACCCGCGCGAGTGGAAGGACCGCTATGTCACGGTCGTGAATGTCGGCCTCGGCACCGCGAACAAGCGCCAGCAGGTGCAGAACCTGACCCTCATTGGGCAGGCGCAGCGCGAGGCGGCGCAGATCGGGCTGTGCGGCCCGCAGCAGATTTACGCCACGCTGACCAAGCTGTGCGAGGCGATGGGCTACCGCGAGTCGGATCAGTTCTTCCTCGCGCCAGAGTCCAACGAGATGCCGCAGACGCCCGATCCGAACGAAGGACAGGCGCAGCTCGAGCAGATCAAGGGCGAGGTGCAGGCCCACGTCGCGCAGGTCAAGGCGCAGGCGGACATCGAAGTCGAGCGCATGCGCCAGCAGTTCCAGGCGCAGGAGGCGGCGCAGCAGCAGCAGCTTGAGGCAGAGCGCGACCGCCAGAAGATGGCCAACGACATGGCGCTCGAGCAGTTCAAGACGCAGCAGCAGGCCGAGTTGGAGCGCTACAAGGCCGACCTGCAGCACGTCACGACCATTGAAGTGGCCCGCATCAACGCCGAGGCCAAGATCGCCAGCGCGAAGACGATGGGCGCCAAGGATTCCAGCACGGCGAACGCAGATGTGCAGTACCAGGAGACGCACGAGCAATGACCCGCGACGAGGCCATCACCCAAATGGCTGGCGTGCTTGAGGCCAAGCACCTGGCGAACGTGGAGCAGGCGACCGTGACCGCTTCGGCGCTCGGCGGCACCTTTACCCCACCGCCGCTGCCGGATTTCGTAGCGCAGGCGACTCGGATGATCGACGACCAGGCCGCCGAGATGGCGTACGGGACGATCGTGGCGAGCCTCAATGTCTGACGAGGCCCGCCTAGAGGAAGAAGTGCGCCGCGCCGAACAGGCGTCCGCGCTGCTGACGCACCCGCTCATGGCGGAAGCGTTCGACACACTGGACAACGAGTTGAGGACCGCATGGCTGGAAAGCCCGGCAAGGGACGTGGAGGGCAGGGAAACGCTGTGGCTGAGCGTGAAGCTGCTGGGACAGGTGAAGCAGCACCTGCAGTCGCTGGTGGAGACGGGCAAGCTCGCCAATCTCGACCTGTCCCGCCGTGGCCTGAGTGCGCCGCATTGATCGAAGCGCTGGCCGATCGGTTCAACGGCGTGTTTCCGTGCCGGATCACCCATCCGGGGACGGACGCGACCGAGTTTCACGCCCCGTTTTTTGGCGCCAAGGTCGAAAAGGGCGACGAGTTCGCCGTACTGCTGAGCAACGGACAGACGATTTCGCCCTAACGGGCATACGTGAGCAACACCATGACCATGACTGCCAACCCCGATGGGGAGCAGAACCCCGGTGCCAACCCCGCAGGGGAGCAAACCGGCGATGCAGCGCTCGATTTCCTCATCCAGCGCGAGGACGAGCGGGAACAGGCGACCGCCTAGGAGGATGACGGCCAGAAACCGGCCCCCGAATCCGAGGACGACGCCCAGACGCAGAACACCGCACCCGATGACCCTGAGATCGACTTCGAACTCGACGGAAAGCCCGTCAAGATCAAGAAGTCCGAACTCCCGAACATTTACCGGAATCAGCTGCTGGAAGCTGATTACCGGCGCAAGACGGCCGAAACCGCCGAGCTAACCCGCAAGGCAGAGCAGGAACGTCAGCAGATCCGGCAGGAACGCGATGTTCGCGTCAACCAGCTGGACACGTTGGCCTCCGCGCTGCACCAGGAGCTTGTCGGCGACCAGTCCCGTCTCGCTCAGCTGCTGGATACCGATCCGGTCGCATATCTGCGTGTCAAGGAGGAGATGGCTCGTAAAGAGCAGCTTCTCCAACAGGCAGCCCTGCAGCGCCACCACCTCACGCAACAGCAGGTGGCCGACCAGGAGCGCGAGTACCAGGCCTTTCTCAAGGCCGAGCAGCAGAGGCTGCAGGAAAAACTGCCGGAGTGGCGCGACACGAAGGTCCGTGACGCCGAATCCCGCGCGATTGCCGAGTGTCTGATCGACGCCGGCTACTCGCAGGAGGAATTGGGCACGCTGGCCGATCACCGCGCCCTGCTGCTGGCCCGCGACGCCATGCGCTGGCGCACCCAGCAGGCGATCAAGGCCAAGCAGACGACTCCGCAGCCGCAGAAGACGGTGCCCCCGGGCGCCCGCAATCAGGCTCCGACCAACCAGCGCGCAGACGAGCTTCGCCGCAAGGCTGCCCGCACCCACAACACTGACGACATCGTCGCCTTCATGCTCGCAAAGGAGCAAAAGTAAATGGCCATCATCACCAACACCTACACCACCTACAGCGCGATCGGTTAGAGGGAGGATCTGTCGGATGTGATCGACATGATCTCGCCGACCGACCGTCCGTTCAGCTCCATGCTGAAGAAGTCGAAGGCGAACGCCCGCTTCTTCGAATGGCAGACCGACTCGCTGGCCACGGCCGCCAACAACGCCCAGATCGAAGGTGACGACGTTGGCTCGTTCACGGCGGTGGCCGCGACCACGCGCTGGGGCAACTACACCCAGATCAGCACCAAGAACTTCATCATCTCCGACACCGAGGAGATCGTCGACAAGGCCGGCCGCAAGTCGGAAATGGCCCTGCAGAAGCTGAAGAAGACCAAGGAGATCCTGCGCGACCAGGAAGTCGCCCTGTGCCAGAACACGACCTACAACGCGGGTGCTGCTGGCACTGCGCGGCAGACCCGTGGCCTGGCCGGCTGGATCACGCAGGGCTCGGTCGGTGCCGGCGTGGGCGCGTTCCCGATCCCGTCGTCCAACACCGCCCCGGTGGCGGGCACGGCGCGTGCGTGGACGGAAGCGCTGCTCAAGGCAGCGCAGCAGGCGGCGTGGACTGCGGGCGGCAATCCGACCACCTGCCTCGTGCGTGGCTCGGACAAGCAGCTGACCTCGGCCTTCGCCGGCAACGCCTCGCGCTTCGAAAAGGCGGAGAGCGACAAGCTGCACGCCGCGTTCGACGTGTACGTCGGTGACTTCGGCGAGCTGAAGATCGTTGCCTCGCGCTTCCTCGATGCGGCTGCCTACCTGCTCGACCTCGACCATGTCAGCCTGAAGACCCTGCGTCCGCTGGAGTCCAAGCCGCTGGCGAAGACGGGCGACGCCGAGAAGATGCTGATGACCTACGAGTACGGCCTCCAGATGGACAACAAGGACGCCCACGCGCAGGTTCGCGATCTGACGTAACCGATTGGCGGGGCTGGCTTCGGCTGGCCCCGCCTCTTTCTCGGAGGTTTCATGGCTGTCATTAGCTTTCCCAACCCGACCACGATTAGCGGCCAGTGCCCGACTTACCCCGACGGCGCGCTCGCGATCACCCCGTCCGATGTGGACACCTACGCGCAGCCGGTCGGCATCCAGGTCTCCGTAGCGGGCAACGTCAAGGTCACGCCGGCCAATGGCGGCGCTGACGTGACGGTAGGCCTGCCTGCGGGCGGCACCCTCGGCTTCCGCGTGCTGGCCGTCAAGGCGACGGGCACGACCGCGACCGGCATTGTGGCGTTCTACTGATGCGGACAACCGGCCTTTGGGTGGACGGCGATAGCGTCGTCGAACGCCGCAGCCAGGACGTCGAGACGAACCTCGACTATGCGAAGGCGCTGCACAACAGCGGCCAGCATGGCTCGAGCGAACTCAAGCATGCCGCGCACTTCCCGCATGCCTTGGTCGAGAAATACATCGCGGCCAACGGCATCAACATGCACGAGTTCATGGTCAACCCGACGCACATCCGCCGGATGCTCAATGACCCGGCGCTGGGCGACTTCCGCATCTGGAAGGGACGAGTCCCGCTCAAATGATCACCGACTACGATTCGCTGCAGCAGGCCGTCGCCGGTCTGTTGGCCCGCGCTGACCTCTCGACCTAGATTCCGACCTTCATCCAGCTTGCCGAGGCGCGGCTAAACCGCGATCTGCGGGTGAGCGCGATGCAGGCCAGCATCACGGGCACGGTGGCCGCGGACAACACGATCGCGCTGCCGCCCGACTGCCGTCAGGTGCAGTCGCTGCGGATCAACGTCGGGGGCGTGTACCAGGAGTTGCACCCGCTGCCGCCCGAACGTTTGGCGGATACGATCGTCAGCGCCTACCCGGTCGGCTACGTCACCGTGGGCCGCGTGGCGACGCTGATCGGTGGCAACGGCACGCCGGACTTCGCGCTGACCTACTTTCAGGCCGTGCCGGCGCTCAGCGATGACGCGCCGATCAATTGGCTGCTGCAACGCGAGCCGGGCCTGTACCTGTACGCCACGATTCTGGAAGCGGCCGGCTGGATCCGTGACGGCGACATCGCCGATGTGGCAACGCGGCAGTACGTGAGCCTGATGGAAGGCGTGACCGCCGAAGATGTGGGCGCACGCTACGGCAACGCGCCCGCGATCGGCAATCCGATCCGGAACGCGCCGTGAGGGTGCCGCTCAAGGGCCTGGCGCCGGACCTCGATCCGACTACGCCGGGCGTCATCGTGGACGGCGACGCGATCGTCCCGACGCTGCAGGGCATTGCTGCCGCCAATTCGCTGGCGGCTACGGGCCAGGCGGCGCTGGCGGCCACACCAACGAGTTCGTACGCCACGCTGCTGTTGGACGGCACGAAGCGCATGTTCGCCAGCACGGCGACCAAGATTTACGAAGCCTCTGGCGGCGTGTGGACCGATCGCTCGCGCGCGGGCAACTACTCCGGCTCGCAGCGCCAGCGGTTCTGCGTGTTCGGCAACTACGTTCTGAACGCCAATCGCGCCGAGGCGATCGGGCAGGCGGCTCCGGGCGGCGCCTTTGCGGACATCGCGGGCGCGCCCAAAGCCTCGATCCTGGTCTCGGTGAACGGCTTCGTCATGGCGTTCGACACCACCGACGCGACCTACGGCGATCGGCCGGACGGCTGGTGGTGCTCGGGGCTGCGCGATCAGACCCTCTGGACGCCTTCCGCTGCAACGCAGGCGGCGAACGGGCGCCTGCTCGACACGCCGGGCCGCATCACGGCGGGCGCGGCGCTAGGCCTCAATGCGGTGGCCTACAAGCCGACCAGCATGTACCTCGGCACCTACGTCGGCCCGCCGCTGATCTGGGCATGGCAGCGCGTGCCGGGCGAAGTCGGCTGCTCGGGCGCGGAATCTGTCGTCGCGGTCGATTCCAAGCACTACTTCGTCGGTCCGAACGACTTCTACGTGTTCGACGGCAACGTGCCGCAGCCGCTCAATGCGCCGCTCCGGGAGTGGTTCTTCAACGACCTCAATCAGAGCTACCGCGCCAACATCATCGGCGCCGTGGATCTGCCGCGGTCGCTGATCTACTGGTACTACCCGAGCACCGATTCGACCAGCGGCGCGCTGGATTCGGTGCTGATCTACAACTTCCGCACCGATCAGTGGGGCAAGCAGGCGCGCAGCATCGCGGTTCCGGTGCAATACACCTCCGGCGCGGTCACGTACGACGGCCTGGGCGCCAGCTACGCGACCTACGACGCCTTGCCGGCGATTTCGTACGACTCGCCCTTCTGGGCGGCCGATCAGACAGTCCCCGCGGTGTTCGTGGGCACGTCGCTCTACTCGCTGACGGGTTCGCCGGGCGCGTCCTGGCTGCAGACGGGCGACTTCGGCGATATGACCCACTACACGTTCCTGAAGCGCGTGACGCCGCGGTATCGGGCCACGCCGAGCACTGGCACGGCGACCAACTATTACCGCGACACGCTCGGCGAGACGGCGACGCAGGACAGCACGGTCACGATGAGCCGTAAGCGCTACGACTTCCGCCGCTCGGCCCACTGGCATAGCGTCCGGCTCGATCACACCGGCTCGGCGACCCTCGACGGGCTCGATGTAGACCTCGGCGGAGCGTCGAAGGAATGAAGCTGCCCGAGCCGTATCTGCCCAGCGACATGCCGGGGCTGGTGGGCCAGCTGACGCGCTTGTGGCGTCAGTTGCAGACGCTGCTCGGCACCGTTGATTCGGGCGTCTACACGCCGACCACGACGCTGACGACCAACGTCACCACCGCCACCGGCTTCTCCGGCCAGTGGTCGCAGGTCGGCAACACGGTGACGGTGAGCGTGCGTGTGGACGTGACGCCCACCGCGGCCGGAACGGTCGTCGTCGGCCTGGCGCTGCCGGTCGCCGCGAACCTCGTCAACTTCAGTGATCTTGCGGGCAGTGGGACGGCGGTGCAGGGCACCAATTACCTCGGCGTGGCCGTGAGCGCGGACCCGACGCCGGACGCGGCGAAGTTCAGCTTCCAGGCGCCGAATACGTCCGTGCACCAGGTCTGGATGACCTTCACCTACCGACTGTCGTCCTGATGGAATTGACCCTTGTCCCTCCGGCCGGCGTGCGCCAGGCGTGGCCGCTGATCCTGCCGTCCCTGCAGGGGGTGCTCGCCAAGACGCAGGACGACTGGATCCCGGAGGACGTGTACCACGCGCTCAAGTCCGGCGAGGCGGCCTGCCATCTGGGCACAGGCCCGCAAGGCTTCTGCGGCATCCTCATCACCACGCGCACGCAAACTGAGTTCAGTGGCACCTCCGCGCTGCATGTGTGGATCGTCCACAACGCGGGCGAGGCTGACGTGCTGGAAGCGGGCCTGCCCATGCTCCGCGAGATGGCTAAAAAGGGCGGTTTCGCCCGCATTACCTTCGGTTCACCGCGCCCCGGATGGGCCAAACGGTTTCCCCTCGTCTCAGCGACCTACGAAATTCCGATGGAGACTCCCTGATGTCCAGCGGCGGCAAGAAGCAGTCCACGACCACCACGGTTTCGAATGACGCGCCGCCCGAATGGGCCGTGCCGTACTTCAAATAGAACCTCGACATCGCCGGGAAGGTGCTGAACCAGCCCTACCAGGCGTACACGGGCCAGCGCGTGGCGGGTGTGGGGCAGCTGAACCCATATGCGAGCAACCCGTACACGGATCAGCTCGTCAAGCAGACCACGGGCGACATCACGCAGGCTTACCAGCAGGGCGTGCAGCCCTCGCTGATGGCGCAGTTCAACGCGGGCGGTGCTTACGGCGGTTCCGCACACCTGCAGGCGCTGCAGGGTGCGCAGGACGCTTACGCGCACCAGCTCGCCGAGGCCTCGACCGGCATCCGTGGCCAGCAGGCCGACGCGCAGCGCGACGCCTGGACCCAGATGATGGGCCGCAACCAGGCCGCAGATGATGCGCAGTACCAGCAGTATCTCGACCAGCGCGATTTCCAGGCCAATCGTCTCGGCCTCATGTCCAACGCGCTCGCCTCGATCAAGGGCGGCACGTCGAGCGGGTCGCAGACCGGCGCCAATCCCAACTACCGCAGTGCCAGCCAGAACACGGCGACCTATGCGGCCATCCTCGCTTCGATGTTCGGGAGCTGACGCATGCTGCTCAGTCCTGCCGCGTACCAGCAGATCGACTTCCCACTGAACTCGCCGTTGCTCACGCCCCGCGTGGCGCCCACGCCGCTCTATGCGCGCCTGTTCGATCGCTTCGGCCCGGCCTCCGATCCGAACAGCCCCTACCAGCCGCAGGATGCGGATAAGAAGCGCATGTTTCGGCAGGGTCTGCTCGCATTCGCCGCAGCGTCTGCAAAGGCCAACGGCGGCAATCTCGCCGACTCGCTCGCGTCTGGGTTGCTGGCGGCCAATGGCGCGATGCAGGACGGCTCGCAGCAGTACGCCAACGACGCCTACCGCGCGGACATCATGAAGCGCACACAGGCGGAAATGGCGGCAAACACCGCCAAGCAGACGGCCTACAGTCACCTATATGGCGATGACGGCCAACTCAATCCGGCGGGCGTGCGCGAAGTGCAGCAGGTCGATCCGCAGGGCTATCTAAACCTGCATGACAAGCTGTATCCGCAGGAAACCGCGTGGCAGCCGAAGGACGTGAACTTCAACGGCGCGCAGGGCACGGTGCTGTGGAACGCCAAGACTGGCGAGATGCGTACGCTGGACGGCCAGCCGTTCGCGGCGAGCAACGTTGCGTCGGCTCCGCAGACGGGTGCCGCGGGCTCACTGCTGGGCGGGGCGCTCGACAAGGCGGTTGAATCGGTGGAGTCGGGCGGGAACCCGCTCGCGGTGTCGTCCGCGGGCGCGGTCGGTCCGATGCAGACGCTGCCGGGCACGCTCCGCGATCCGGGTTTCGGCGTTGCGCCTGCGAAGGATGGTTCGGTCGCCGAACAGCGCCGCGTTGGCCAGGACTACCTGCACGCACTCACCGGCAAGTACGGCGTGCAGGGTGGCCTCGCCGCCTACAACTGGGGCCCTGGCAATTGGGAGGCCGCGCTGGGTCGCTACGGCTCGCCTGACGCCGCGTTGGCGCATGCGCCGGCCGAGACTCGCGCGTACGTCCCGAAGGTGCTTTCGCAGACGGGAGGTCAGTCGAGCGGCCTGCCGTTCGGGTTCGCGCCGAAGAAGCCCGAGAAGCTGTCCACCGTCGACCAGCGCAAGCAGGACCTGGCGGACATGGAGGCCAACGGCATCAAGGTCACGCCGTCGATGCGGAATCAGTACCTCATGACCGGCAAGATGCCGGGCGAGGATGGCGGCGCCACG